TTGGATTCTATTTTAAGTATGCACCATTTTATATGTATGATGCACCCAGGGTATATTAATTTTTATAATGTTCAAGAGGTTCAACAAAATAACATACCTAAAATTGATGGTACTTTAGAGTTTGGTAATACATTGTTTGGGACTTATCTAAATGTCGATACAAGAAATTCATCACCAAAATTGGTTTGTATGTATGCCGCGGAACCTAGTAAACACCCTGAAATGGGTAACAACACAAATTACCGTTTTAAAAATGATGCGTTTGATTTAAGAAGAAGTAGTGATAACCCGTTATTGGATAAATTGGAAGATAAAAAAGATTGGGGACTATCAAATAGAGTTGTTGGGTTTAATGTTGATATTGGTATACAAAATCAAAACGTGTTTAGTGAATTTAATGTTTCCCAAGATTTAGGTAAACAAACCGCAGAATCGATTTTAAATTTAGATGGACAGATTAATATGGCTAATGGAAAAACAGTTGCAACTCAAAATGTTTCTCTTTGGAATTTTTATAAAAACAGGTCTTATCAGTGCAGTGTGACAACACTCGGTAATGCTATGATTCAACCTACAATGTATTTTAATTTAAGACACGTTCCAATGTTTACCGGACCTTATTATATTATGGATGTTAAACATAAGATAACTCCTGGCAAGTTTGACACAACATTCACAGGTATTAGACAACAAATATTTGCGTTACCAAAACTTGATAGTTATATTCAAACATTAACTCAAAAATTAGTTAGTGAACTAATTGAAGAAATTAAACAAAATAAAAAAACTGGTTCTGAATCAAATACTGCAACAACAAGTAATAATGTTACGACTGTTGTTAATGAAGTTTCTAGAAATACGAATGAACTTGGTAATCCACAAAACTGTGAAGGTGATTTAAAAGACAATGGATATTTAAGTGGTAATAATAAGGCTAAAGTTGACTTTATTGCTGCGACTCAATCTCAAACAATCTTAACACCTCAATCGGTGGTTAATTCAATTAAGACGAATGTAATCTCAGGTAATAATATCACTAACAAATATTTGGCATTTATTACAATGTACATCGAATCTTTCAAAAATAATCAATTTATTGCTTGGAATAATAATTATGCGGGAGTTAAATTAAATTATGTTTGGCCTGGAGACTTAAGAAAGTACTTCAATCAAAATTATTTATGTTCAAAACAAATAGATAATACTTACGTCCCTTACGCGACATTTGATAATATTGATAATGTTAGTAAATTATTGAATGATTATTGGTCGAAATACTCAGGGGTTTCAGTTTCAGCTGAAAATTTGGCTAAATTGTGGATAACTAAGTGGAATAAAAAGAAAATGAGTAATTCCGATTTTGAAAGTTTTAAGAAAAATAATGATGGGATTTATAAAGACATAGTCAATAAGATAAACGATGGTATTGATTTAGCATTTGCATTAAAACTGTAAAATTTGGTAATTTTAATTAAACCGAGATATTTATAATAAAAAATATTATGGACACAAAAACTTTGTTAAACAATTATTTAGGTAAGCAAGTAAGAACTACCGAGAAAGATATGGGGAATGGAACTAAACAAGTTTGCGATTTAGATAGTGGAGATTGTTATACTGTTAGAATGAAAGACGGTTTAATCGAAAGAGTTGACCACGTAATGTCAAAAAATAAAAAAGTTCAAGTTGAAACACTTACAGGTGTTAAACAATTATTAAACGGATAAGAATATGTCGATAGATAAAAAAATTTTAGAAGAATTAAATAGATACAATAGTATTAACAAATATATTGTTGAGCAAGACGAGTTAGCGGGTGGTTTACCACCAGCGCCTGAAGGAGATGTACCACCAGCACCTGAAGACGCCGCCGCAGCAGGAGCTCCACCTCCACCACCACCTGCAGAACCAACTACACCTATAGATGTTGAAAACGACCCTGATGTTGAAAAAATTGACTCAGAAGGTAAAGGTGAAGAATCTGAGAGTGATGAAGATTCGGAAGAATTGGATATAACAGAATTAGTTACTACTCAAAAAGATATGGGTCAAAAACAAGACCAATATTTTGAACAATTATTTGGACATCTTGAAAATTTAGAATCTAAATTAGGTGAGATGGACCAACTTATGAATAAAGTTAATTCATTAGAAGAGAAATTAGAAAAATATCGTCCAAAAACTCCACAAGAAAAATTAGAACTGAGAAGTTTAGACTCAGGTCCTTATAATCAAAAATTAACTGATTTCTTTATTGATAAAGAAGGTGATATGGAAAAATCAGGTAAAAATGAATATGTTTTAACTACTGACGATGTTCAGAATTTTACACCATCAGAAATTAAGACATCTTTTAGTCCTGAACCTAAAAAGAATTTCGGGTTTTAAGTTTGACAAAACGGGTAATTGGTTATATATTTGAGTATACAAAAACTTAAATTTTAAAAACAATTATTATGATGTCAACATTAGATTCTGTCTTAGCTCAGTACGAGAAGTCACAACAGTCAGGAGGTAGCTCCAACAAAATGTCTATGGATGAACGCATGAAGAAATACTTCGCGGCGATTCTTCCACAAGGACAAAATTCAGCACAAAAACGTATTAGAATCCTTCCAACAAAAGACGGTAAATCACCGTTTGTTGAGGCTTGGTTTCACGAAATGCAAGTAGGTGGTCAATGGAATAAACTTTATGACCCGGCAAAGAACGACAACGAGCGTTCTCCATTAAGTGAAGTTCACGAAGAACTTGTCTCAACAGGTAAAGAGTCTGACAAAGAACTTGCAAAACAATACAAACCACGCAAATTTTACATTGTTAAAGTAATCGACAGAGATAAACCTGAAGACGGTGTTAAATTCTGGCGTTTCAAACACAACTACAAAAATGAAGGTGTGTTAGACAAAATCATTCCTATTTGGAGAAACAAAGGTGATATTACTGACCCTGAAAAAGGTAGAGATTTAATCATTGAGTTGGCTAAAGCTAAAACACCTAAAGGGAAAGATTATACAATCATACAAACAATTATGTATGATGATGCTCAACCATTACACGAAGATAAAGTACAATCTGATGCTTGGGTTAATGACGAATTAACTTGGAGAGATGTCTATTCTAAAAAACCAACTGATTATTTAGAGGCAATTGCACGAGGAGAAACTCCACGTTGGGATTCTGAAAAAGGTGGTTATGTTTATGGTGATAGTTCATCTGAAGAATTCAGTATGGGAGGTGGTTCAAGTGTATCTTCTTACAAAGACCCACAAGAGAATGCAGAACCTGACCAAGATATGCCATTCTAATATTACTAATGAGTTTAGATAATTATTTAGACCAATGTCTAAAATAATGTCTAAACTCTTATTTTTTAACTAAAAAAAACAATAATTTAGACATTTATGGCAATTAAGAAAAACGATTTTAAATCGATTAAAGATAAGTTCTCTACATCTGCGAAATATAAACCACAAAGATTCTTTGATTTAGGTACTGACTTTTTGGATGCGGTAGGATTACCAGGTCCGGCTATTGGACATTTGAATATGTTCTTAGGTCACTCCGATACAGGTAAAACAACTGCGTTGGTAAAAACTGCGGTTGACGCTCAGAAGAAAGGGATACTTCCTGTGTTTATCATTACTGAACAAAAATGGAGTTTTGAACACGCAAAACTTATGGGATTTGAATGCGAGGAGGTAGTTGATGAGACAACAGGTGAATTAGATTGGGATGGTTTCTACATCTTCAATAATAACTTTGACTATATTGAACAAATTACGGATTATATTAATTCATTGTTAGATGCTCAAGAAAAAGGTGAGTTAGATTATAGTTTATGTTTTATGTGGGATTCTGTTGGTTCAGTTCCTTGTAAAATGACATTTGAGGGTCGTGGAGGTAAACAACATAATGCGGCGGCATTGGCTGATAAAATAGGTATGGGTATTAATCAACGTATATCGGGGTCTCGTAAGGCGGAATCTAAATATGAGAATACTTTAATTATAGTTAACCAACCTTGGGTTGAGTTACCTGATAATCCATTTGGACAACCTAAAATTAAGGCTAAGGGTGGTGAGGCGATTTGGTTAAACTCATCTTTGGTATTCTTATTTGGTAATCAAAAAGGTGCTGGCACTACTAAAATAACCGCGACTAAAGATAAAAGAACTATTAAATTTGCGTCAAGAACAAAAGTATCTGTTATGAAGAATCACATTAACGGGCTTGGGTATGATGATGGTAA